GTTGAAGCAGGCCGAGAAGCACAAGAGGCCCTTCAGCGAGGACGCCAAGGAGGCCATGAACTTCTTTGACGGCAGCGGTGACTGGTTCTGGAAGGACAAGGCACGACCAGATGCCGCGTTCTCCAAGATTCAGCCCCCGTCGTTTCGTATGTCTACGAACCGGGTGTTTGAGGCGGTCAAACTCTTTGGCTCGGTCATCTACTCGCGGAACCCGGTGCGGACGGTCAGTCCTCGGCAGTACCCGACCATCCCGCCCACGGCCCTCGGCATCGACCCGAACCAGCCGCCGCCGATGGACCCCATGACCGGGCAGCCCATGCCCGACCCCAGGATCGAGCAGTTCGTCCAGGCCTCCCAGCAGATCGGGCTGATGGAGGAACAGAAGAAGACGGTCGCGTCCCTGATCGAGTCCTACCTGAACTACACCCCGAACGAACTCAACCTCAAAGAGCATTCCCGCCGGGTTGTGGATGAGGCGATCATCAAGGGCATGGGGGTGTGGTGGACGGAGTTGGTGGAACTCCCGGGCGATGACGGTCAGACCTTTGGCGTTGTCGGTTCGTTTGCTGACTCATGCGACAACCTGCTGTTCGACCCCGACGCCGATGAGCAGGAAGACCTGCTGTGGGTGGCCCGCCGCTGCATCCACCCGATTGACGAGGTGGCCCGCAAGTACGGCCTGAACAAGGAAGACCTCAAGGGCCACATCGAGAGTTACGTCTCCCGCACTGAGGAAGACAACCGCGACTACAAGACCAAGAAGCGCAACGGCAAAACGAACGACCTGATCGTCTACTGGAAGATTTACTCCAAGACCGGGTTTGGTCACACGCTCAAGGGTGCGCCCAAAGAATACGCCACGATGTTCGACGCCTTGGGCGAGAACTGCTACATCGTCGTGGCCGAGGGGATCGACTTCCCCTTGAACGTCCCCAAGGAAATAGCCCTTGAGGAGCCGGACGAATCAGGCCTGCCCAACTCACTGTTCACCCGCACCCGCTGGCCGATCCCGTTCTACGCCGACATCTCCGGCTGGCCCTGCACGCTGCTCCAGTTCCACCGCAAGCCCGGCTACTCCTGGCCCATCAGCCATTTGAAGCCTGGCATGCCGGAATTGAAATTCTTGAATTGGGCAATGTCGTTCTTGGCGACCCGCATCATGGTGTCGTGCAAGACAATGGTGGGCGTGGCCAAGGCCGCAGGCGACGACATCAAAGACCAGATTCTCAAGCATGAGGAGTCCGGGTTCTCGCTGATTGAGTTGAGCGAGACCCTCGGGAGGTCGGTCAATGACATCGTGTCGATCTTCCAGATGCCGCCCGTCTCCCAGGAAATCTGGCAGGTTTTGTCGGCGGTCAGCGAGCAGTTCGACAAGCGAGTCGGACTGACAGAACTCGTATATGGAATGACACGCAATCAGTTCAGGAGTGCTGCTGAGGCACAGGTCAAGTCTGAGCAGATTAGCGTTAGGCCTGATGACATGGCCAATGTCCTTGAAGACGCCATGAGCATGGTGGCAAGGAAAGAAGCCATAGCGGCAAGGTGGCTACTGGGCGGCGAGGACGTTGCCCATGTCATCGGCCCGCTCGGTGCCGCCGTGTGGCAGCAGAGCGTGCAGTCGATGCAACTGAACCAGATCGCCCGTGAGTTTGACTACCGAATCGAGGCTGGCAGTGCAAGAAAGCCGAACAAGGCGAGCAGGGTTGAGCAGATGCAGATGGCCCTCCAGACGCTGGGGCCCGTGCTACAGGGGCTCGTCCAGCAGGGCATGGTCGATCCTTTCAATGCCCTCATCACCGACTGGGCCAAGTCCCTGGACATCGATCCCACCAAGTACCTCATCCCTCCACCGCCCCCGCCGCCGCCGCCACCGCCACCGGGCGCGCCCGCCACTCCTCCTGGCGAGCCGCAGCCTCCGGGTCCGGCCGGCGGCGGGGGCCCTCCACCTGACCAAGGCCCGCCACCGGGTCCTCCACCAGGCCCTCCACCGCAGGTACCGCCTGAGTTGCAGCCCCAATGAGCGAAGCCTTTAGCCACCCATTCGACATGACTGAACTCCCTTACGACATTGCGAACGCCGGCTCGGATGTGCAGGCCCACTACCGCAAGATGATTGCGGACGGGCAGTCCCCGAGGTTTGCCGAGATGTGTGCCCTCATGCAGGCCCCGGGCACCAGGGGCTCGGACAGAGCCTTCATGGAGGGGCGGCTCGACGGCAACTGGATGGACGGGCTGCCCAAGCGGCAGGCCAACTGGATGGTCAAAGAGGCCCGGGCCGCCGGTATTAACCCCACGGGCAAGTTCTACCTTTCGGGCATTGCCGACAAGCGGGGGCACATGGACCCCAGGGCCTGGGTGGACTCCATAGACGACGTAAGGCGCGTTGCTAAGGACCGGAACCTAAACGTGCAAGGCATTGTGAACATAGAGGCTGCACCTGAAGGCCGTAAGCAAGTTGACCTGAACCCCAAGGTCGCCCGTGAACTGGCCCGCAAGGAAATGGCCAAGGACCCGGGCCTGCCGTTCAAGGACGCCGTGGCCAAGGTCAAAGAGAAGCACACGCCACGGTGGAAGAAGAAGTGACCCGCCGGGCTGACCCCCGGACATAAAGGCTATAGACGCAGGAGACAGACATGTCAGGCAAGATTGAACGATTCAACTCGATCACTGGTTCCGTGACCATGACCAACGACCCGGCCGCGAGCCCTAAGATTCCGTTCGGACCTGCGGCGGGCGGAATCGTCGTCGTGGATTCTGCCAGCGGAGCCACTGTCATCAACTGGTACACGGCGTTCACGGCCTCCGAGCAGGCCAAGCCACTGTACGTTAACGACGCAGTTGTCTCGACCACCGTAAGCCCTGGGCAGGCATATCCGATTCCTGACGGGCTATTTGGCGCGCCGTTCGTCGTTGGCGTGACCGACAGCGGAACGCTCACCGTCCGCCTGTCCGTTAAGGGCTAAGGGGGCCGCTCATGGCGATGTCCCCCAGGCTGATGCGGCCAATAGCCACTGGCGCTTCCTACCACCCGGAGGCGCTTGCGTGGCGCACGGCGGCACTGGCAAATGGTGGCGTTGTGTCGGCCACCACAATGCAGGCGGTCAGCGACCTGTGCAAGGCCGTAGACACCAACCTGCTGCGTGACCGATTTGTGCGCCTGAACCTGTGCTGCGGCGCCAACGTGCAGGCCGCAGTGGTCCCGCTGTATCGCGGCCCGTCACCCAGCGGCGGGCAATTCGGCGACCCGGTGGACACCAACGTCGGGCCGTTTATCACTGGCACCGATTACACGGCATCCGGTGGGTTCTACGGGAATGACTACAAGTGGCTTGAGACAGGACTCACATTCAATGCTCTTCAGAGCGCTGGCGTCCTCTCCGACGAGTGCCACATTGCCGTGTGGAGACTAAGCAGTCCTTACGCCGTCAATCTCGGCGCATACGACTTCAACGGGTGCTATGACAACGGCTGCGCCGGCCTGTCCCTGGATGCGTTTGCAAACAGCGGGTTTTCGGCTTCCGTAGGGAATCAATCGGACTACTCAATTCAGGCCACCTCCATTCCGTCCAGTCAGGGACTGCACCTGGCCTCGCGGTCAGGCGGCACGCCAGCCTACGCATTCAACGGGGCGAATCAGACAATTACCACAACCAATAACGGATGTGCTTGGGGTGACGTTGACGGTCTGCAAATGATTGCTCATGGCCAGCAGTACACAGACGGTGAATGCACTCCGCAGACCTATGGCTCGCAGACCGGAGCGCGCATGGCTGCGTATTCGTTTGGTCTGGGCATGGCCTCTAACGGCATGCGGTCTGGCTGGTATCAGATACTGTTGGCGTTTCACACGGCGATAGGGAGGGCATGATGGGTTGGCTGGCAGTGACCGACGAGCAGAGGTCTGCCCTTGACTCGCTCAATGCGTCCTCGCCCGCAGTGCGCATCAACGTCATTCGCGGCATGCAGGGCGGCTGGCTGTGCAATGACGCCGCCCTGAGCGAGGCCAACGAGGGCGGGTATCTGGAGCATTTCGCGGAGTGGTACGCGGGCCTTGTGCCGTCCGATGACGTTCCCGCCCCGCCGCCGCCACGGCCCGCAAGACCTAAGAGGACCTGATGTACACGGCCTACGACGCCATCGAGTACCTCATGTCCAGCACCGGAGGTGGTGCCCAGGACCGGGAGCATCGCGTCCTGCGCCAGGGGCTGTTCCATGCCTACCGGGACTTAGTGTCCGTCAGGGATTGGAAGTGGCATCAGACCTCGGAACTCATCGCGCTTTCGTCCACCGAACTTGAGACGACCTACCACCTGCCCTGGGGCGTCAGCAGCGTTGACTCCGTGTACCTGCCCCAGTTGCGGATCGCGGCCGAGTACGTCAACCAGACTGACTGGATTCGGATTAAGAACTCCCCATACCAGCAGTTGGTGCGGCTGGCCTGGACGATCCTGCCCTCCGAACTCAAGGAGGGGTACTACGATCTCAAAATCTACAACGGCTACCGCTACAACGAGACGCTCACGCTCACCTACCGACGCCGCCCTCGGGACCTACGGCTGACGGGATGGGAGCCGACGAGCCGGGCGGGCACGGTGACGACTGCATCCTCGGCCGCCGTGGCCGGAGCGGTCACTCGCGTTAGCGGGGCAGTTTCGGCCATAGCCGTAACCTCGGGCGGTGCCGGATACCCGGAAGCGCCTGTCGTCACAATCACTGGCGGCGGCGGAACTGGGGCCACAGCGACCGCAGTGCTGACTAACGGCGTCGTGACCTCGATCACCGTGACGGCCGGCGGCTCGGGCTACGCCAGCACGCCGACCGCAACCATCGCAGCGCCTCCGACGACGCCCTACGGAAACTACTTCACCGTCACCGGAACGGATACGGCGTTCACCAGCAAGATGGTGGGCTCTGTCTTGCGGGTTTCTGGAGATGCCACCTACCACCCCGAGGGGCTCGCCGGCATGCACCCCTATGTGATGGAGGCCATGATTACGAGCGTGCCGAGTGCAACCGCCCTGTTTGCGCACTCCCCCGAGGTGTCGGCGGCCAACGCCGGAAGCAAGTACCTCATCACCGACATTTTGGACATCTCGCCCAGCATGTACACGGCCCTGCTTAGTGGTGCCGAAGTGTGGGTGTCCCGGCTGCTGGGTAAGAACATCGAGGGCGCTACCGGCGTCTACGGCCGCGACCTGAGGCTTGCCTACGAGGCAGACACGCTGGCTCCGATCTCAGGCCGCCGTGGCGCAACTGGCGGCTTCTTCTCGTTCTGGTATCTGCGGCCAGGGACAGACCAAGGGGTGCCAGGACCATGATCCGCATCAACAAATGGTCTGGCCTCGTCACCGCCGCCAGCCCCTACATCCTGCCGGCGGGTG